TAATGACTGATGAAGAAAACATTAGACAACTATTGCCAGTAGTTTCTATGTATATATCCAATCCAGATATGACTAGAAACTCTATAGAATCTTTAGTTGCTTATACCCTAAGAAAGAAGGGTGTAAAACAAAAGACTATTGAAAATCTAACTGAAATCATTATTAGAATTCAAAGACAAGTAAAACAAATCAATGACCCACTATCTAATCCATACTATACTTCAGTTAGAGGTTTCTTACAAAGAGCCGACATTCCAACTAATGAACTAAGTGTAGAAACAGCTTCTGTAAAGTTTATTGCTTCTTTAGAAGCGGCAGGAACAAAACTAAAAGCAGAAGATAAGAAACTTATTCAGTTAGCAACAAAGCAAACTATAGATTTAATGAATGCCGAGTCTGGTTTGGAATTAACATTCTATAATACTGATTCAACTGAAACAGCTACTAAGTTTGGAAACGAAACTGTATTCTTAAGCAAGTTTAACAAAGCTGGTGAAACATTAAATAACCAAATTAAATCTTTAGGTTTAGATTCATTAACAGAACAAACCTATAGAGCAATGGTTGGTTATGTATTACACAAACATCCAGAGTTAGAAGAACACCTAACAATTAATATTGATAGAGTCGAAAACAACAAACTAGCTAAGATCCGCAAAACAAATGATGTATTTGAAATTGTCTTTGCTGCATCACCAGATAAAGCAAAAGCAATAATTGCAGAAAGATCAGCAGAGCAAGCAGTAGAAACACTATCTCATGAACTATCACACATTGCTTTAAACTATTCTAAGATCCGAGATAGAATTGGATTTGAAGAAGCAATGGAAAGTCTACAAACTGAGTCTGGTCAAGAAGCAATTGAACGTATGGTTATCAATGCATTCTCTGGAAACCAATCACTAACAAGAGCTGATATTAACAAACTAATTAAGTTCTATCAAGAAAATGTTGAAGAAGCTTTAGTTATGTGGGGCAGCCAGATGCTTATTACTAGAGCTGTTGGTGGCAAGGATGGTGTAGAACTAAAGGCTATGGAAGAAACCAATGATATAACTACAAAGGTTAATTCTTGGTGGAAGCGTACATTCAATGCTATTGCCTACTTTGCTAATGGGGCGGCTATCTTCCTAGATGAAATGATGATTAAGAAAAAGTATAGGGGTGTGTCTGAAAAAGTAAACAGAGTGTTTAATGCATTCTTTGATGCAACTTCTGATACAAGAACAGCGGTGCAGGAAGTTTATAAAGACGCATTGGAAGACAGTTTTATTATTTATGATGCTTCTATAAACTATAATCCAGGAGTAACGCCAGAACAAAAAGAAGCCTTTGATACTGAAAAGCAAAGGAATATGAGCGAGTACCAGCAACTTAAGGATGAACTAGCAACATTAGAACCAGGTTCTCCACGCCATACTGCCGTTGCTGCTAGAATAGAATCTATAAAAGATAGATGGGTTAATAACAGAGATCACTTGGGTATAAGTGATGAAGTATACTATACTACGCTTACCGAACTACGGAATCGAAGTACTGGTGGTACTGAGTTTGCAGAGCCGGAAAACGATACAGAAAATCTAGTATTGGTAGACCACATAATTAGAAAACTAAGTGACTTTAGAGGTAAACGTGTAGATAGCAAAGGCACTGCTGCTTACCTTGCAAGACAACTTATGGGTTTATTTAGCCAAGGTATTGCTATGGAAAACGATGGCCATAAGCGAAACAGAATGATCCAATCCATGCAAACCTTTGGTACATCTATCTTAGGATTAACTGGTGCTCAAACAGGATTAACATACAACTCACCCTTTGGTATTGTTGTATCTCTTGCTAATCTAATTGATGCAGAAGCCCAAACAACAGATGCTTACTTTACAGGCAACGAAGGATTGGACGGCCTAAAGCAAAATCAGTATCAAGTTAATCTACTTGTTAATCAAGTTTCTTCTGTATACAATCAGGTTGTAGCTCAGTTTAGTTCTGTAGTTCCAAAACCAGGAGCAACTAACAAAGCATCAGATATAGTACTAGAAGCATTTAGCTATCTTGTAAACGGAACTATTAATCCATCATTTACAACAGAAGAGCAAAATGCAATTAGAAGACTAGGTGATGTTTATCGCAAGTCTTCTGAAATGCTACACAATATCATTAGGGATGCAAATCTAAAGGATAAGAATAGAAAATTCCACGATAGTTTTTTGGCATTTAAACTTGATATAGATCAGTTTAGAGAAAACAAAAACCCAAAGAATTACAAAGGTAGAAGAAGACAATTCCTATCTGGTTTAACATCTTTAGTTAGAGCAAAGCAACTTAAAGAACTAGTTGATTCTGATAAGATTCATCCAGTTACATTTATGCTAACATCGGGTATGCCACTTATTTCAACTGGCTCATTGTCTGATGTTAGAAACGATAAAGAATTCCTATCGTTTATTGAACGCAACGTAAGCATAACACCAAATAACTCTTTTGAGTCAATTATGTTTAATGCTATCTTATCATATGCTGCCAGAGAAAAAGAAGGATCTTCTTCACTAGGCGACAAAAAGGATAGTATTAAACGGGGTGCTGTTGCTGGTAATATAAATGCTATGGTTGATCTTAAGCGTGGATATAAAGCTTTGCTACGGGCAAGTACCAACAGAGTTAATAACCTTAACTCAATCTTAATAGCAAATGAGTCTGGCATAACTCCAGAACAAATAAACATTATTAGGGATGCTATTAAGAATACAATAACAAATGATGAAGCTAACCCACCAGGTTTATCTAAGAAGATAAACGCAATGAGAACCGAACGGTTCCCAATTAAGATCAAAGAAGAAAGACAGATTCTAAACCCAGAGACTAACTCTATTATGGAGTTGCTTGCTATTGACTTTGTAAATACAATTGGTACAAGCGCAGCCGTAACATATGCAGATGATATCAACTTGACTGTTGATGATATATTTGGTGATGCTTATGTAGATACATTGGGATTAGAAGAACTACAGTCAATTCGTGCTGGCTTCTCTAGAGATATTAGATCCATCATAAAATCAATTGGTAGTGGCTTAGGTCAACAAGCGGTATCCCGTTCGTTAATCTATAAGATTACTAATGTACAGGGTTATGATATATTAAAGTTAATCTCCATTCTAAAAGACTATGTTGAGAATGGTAGCAAGAGTCTTGATGAGAAACAAAGAGGTTCTGGTTCATCATTAACTTATGGTCAATTTGAAATGACTCCTAATGGTCCAAGAGCAACCGGGCTAACACCAGAACAGGTTGAACTACTTAAGAGTGCACTAACTGTATTAGAGCATAAGTATAAGTTTATGTGGAATATGCGTTCAGCATCCAGAGAAACAGAAGGATCAAATGTATCTGCTGCATTACTTAGATATGGTACACTAGCTGCAAATATCCTATGGAGTCCAAACCAGATTGCAGCTGGTATTCTTGTAGACTCAGTAGCTGGTGCATTTGGTTCATCTATTATTGGTGGGCCTATGGGTGCATTGAATTTCTACGGTAAGTTTATTGCAGACTCACTTAGACTAAGCGTCGGTGCTTTTGGTGATGGCTGGAAACAAACCCAAATTCGTGGAGACTTTGCAGACTTTGCAGAAATCCTATGGGACTCCAACAATAACTTTGCAAGTTCTTGGGAACAGTTGTATGGCGAAGTAGACTTTACCCAAAAAGTAAACAGAGGATTCAATAGATTCTTAAGTGCAACCCAAGCTTTAAACATGGCAACATCCCTTGCAGCAAGAACAGCACTGGCTTCTGTTGCTAGAACACAACTAAATAGACAACTCAATACAAACAACCTACAAGAAATTCGTAGACTGTTAATTGATTCTTCTATTGAAAAGAAAGATTATCGAAGCTATGTCACTCTACTAAAGAAACTACGTAACAGTGGTCAACGCAGTCTACCATCACCAGAGTCTGTACTAAGAATGAAAGCTGCTGGTATCTTTGAACTAGGCACTATTGAAGCTCTTAAGTATCTAAGAAACAGTGGTAAGGTTAGCATTACAACCTACATGGATAAGATCCTTGAACTACCAGATGACTTTAGAGTTCTAGTAGATGGTATATCATTAAGCAAGAAAGAACTAATTAAAGCTGTTGGATCTATTGAAAAGTTCCAAGAACTATCAGTTAAACAGGGATTAGTTTCTTCCTCTGTAATGGATGCAATTACAGATGATACTCCACTAGCTAAGTTTATGTCCCTGTATAGATCATACTCTATCTTGTTTGCTGGACAGATGATGTTAAGGAATAGTGCAAGAATGTCTACAAGTAAGATGGCAGGACTTATGTTAGCCTACTTTGTAGGCGATATCATGTACCAGACATTCCTTGCTGTTGCGTCTGGATTCCTTAGCTTAGATGAAATAGACAGATTACTAAAGGGTAAGCCCTCAGAAAAATTAATACAGATTCTAGCCCGGTCTGTAATTAGAAACCCAATGCTTACACTTAATGGTAACTTTATACTAGATATAATATTCTATTTGGCTAATACCGTTGCTGGGAAACGTGGCACTGAACCAGAGTTACAAGGCTTAGGTTTAACTGCTGCAACTAGATTACTTGGTAACCTAGCAAAGAATACTAATACATTTATAAATGCAGAGTCTGACGAGGAAAGACTAAAGGCTGCATATAACGGTGGATTAGGTCTAATACCAATATTTAGTAATGGTATTGTAAAAGCAGCAGTTAACCAAGGACTTGCAAATGAAGCACAGTCTAAAGTCAAAGGACCATACGATTCTGGAAAGCGTGATAGCACAGGAAAGAAACTAAATACAGCATTCTCAACTGCCTATGGCGAATACCAGAATATGAATCTATCAACTCCAGATTCTGTATTCAAACAAATGATGTATAGCCAGTTTGAAGCAGAGCTTTCACAAAAACTAAAACAGTATGTAGATAGACTAAGAGAACGCAGATTGCCATCTCTTGGTTTAACAGATGAAGTAGCTAAGCCAGTAGAGCCAACAAAACCAGCTACTCCACCTAAGCTAGTAGAACCAAAGATCAAAGAACCATCGTTGGAAGATCAGGCTACTACACCGATTAAAGCCCCAGACTCACTGAGGTAAATCGACTTAGGGGTCAGAAATTTTTGAGGGGGTAGGTAAGGAATCAGAGGGTGGATTACCCCCACTATCCCCCCCATCAAACCAAAGCAACCAGAGAACTAATAATTCTCTGGTTGTTTTTTTCCCAGGGCAATTCCGCCCTGCTATGTGGCTATGCCACAGAAAGGTTAGAGTCATGACTTACAAGTTCTTGATTCGTGATGTTGAAGGAACGGTGCGTACGGTTGAGATTGAGGCTGAGTCTTACGATTTGGCTAAGATTAAGCTGTTTAATAAGTACAATCCGATGGTTGTTTACGGCAACCACTTCTGATCTTGGAGATCCCCCAGAGTAATCTGGGGGATTTCTTTTTATGGCCTAGTGCTGGTTTACTCCCGCCTTAAGTGGAGGTTGCTCTTACTGATGCTCTGAAAGGAGGCTATACCAGTAAGAGAGATATAACCATTCTGTGTACAGGAATGTACATAAACAGGCTGGTTCATGTACCAAGTAGTTAGATAGCCCTACTGTTGGGCAAGCCTATGGTCCAAGGCTATATAAAGTTGGCCCATTCTCCTTCTTATTGAGAGGAAATAACCCAATGAACATTCCATTCATGGGTAAGGGAGAGTACTCAATCCACGATCTGGTCGTGGCTCTCCAGTCGGAATCCATCCTTGCGGGGGTGGATCCGTCATCGTTCGCCGTTACCGGAGGTGTCATCGGTAAGATGATTCTCTCCGGTGCATACCGGATGCACTGCGAAGTGCACAAGGCAGGAACACAGGTCTACAAGTCCTGGACCCTGCGGCGACAGGGCGAGGACATCATGGACCTCATGCCTGACACTCGTTGTTGGGCCAGCCACGCAAGTGGCATGCTGGTGATGGACTCGGTTCAGTTCGTGCGCGATGAGCGCATGTTCGACTTTGCAATCAAGGTGGCAACCATGATGGGTCGCAAGACTTACGAGGTTGTCCACAATGATCGCAAGGTTATTGTCAATGAGCCGATCTTCCTGATGGAGTACCTTGCCAAGTGGCAGATTGAGAACATGGCCAAGCTCACCAAGGGTGAGGCCGTGCAATTCTGGCACTCTCCCGATCTGCGTGGTGGTCGTTTCTACGCATACAATCGGGATGGCAAGGTCCTGCCCACGATGCTGGATGGGGATGTGTGTGCCCTCTGGCAGCTTGCTGAACCCAACAAGGTCAGCAAGGAAGACTGCGACATGTGGGAACACATGATCGCAGCCGATGCCAAGGTCGGCATCGACGTGGTGCAGCGCACTGGCAAGGACGAAGAATTCGCCTTGGGGTTGTTTGTTAACCCCATTGGTGGTCTTCGTGGTGTTGGGCTGAAGAAGCGCAACATCCTCCGCTTTGTCCAGAACTGTCAGCAACTGGCAGAGGCTAGGAATACTGGCCTCAGCTTTGGTCACATTGGCAAGGATGCCCATGCCCAAGGCCCAGTTGCTACTTCGCTGGCTGCGGGAGGAACGCGTGCTTGCCGTGATGTGATGGCAGGCAAGAAGGTGTACGCTGGGATCACCCCCTTCATTGAGGGTGAATTCCCAGAAGAGGTCAAGACGTTTGTTCGGTCGCAAGACTGGGGCAAGAATGTCCTGACAGTCACCAATTACACTGGGCGACAGCTCGGTGCCGTGTTCCTCTACGGGATGGGTGGGCAGCTTGAAGATAACGAAGGCAATGTCCTTGCCCCGTTCTCTCTCAAGGAAGCCGTCCTTCGGGCTGAGGATTTCCGCCCGGAGTTGTGCTTGATCAAGGACTGGCCTCAGTCCGACATCAAGCTGCTGGCCAAGCGGGTCAGTGACGCGTCAGTGGCAGCGGTCCAGAAGTGGGACCCTGCCCTGTTCCACCTGGGTGATGTCTGGTTGGCACACATGAAGGCTCGCTATGCCAATGGCGAAACCTTCGCCTACCAGTACGATGGTGTGAAGTTCAACCACTACAAGGCAGTCCCTGCTTTGGATTGGTTCCCGGTAGATCCCGTGACTCAGAAGCGGGATCTTCCCACCATCAGCATCTCTCTCCCACACTCTTGCCTTGAGTTGTGCAAGGAGCGTGGGTGGCCCACTCGCTTCCAGCCTAGGATGGCTCCATTCATTACGGGTCACCGTGATGAGACTGGCCAGCCTGTGCTTCCCTACGAGCCTACCGGTGTGGTCAACCGGGATGATACGCCGAACGGTTCGTTGGTGGCTGTAACCACCTGTCAGGATGCCAGGACCCTGACTGACACCATCAACGACATGGAATCCAAGTCCAAGGGTTGTGTTGTTTCGACCCGACACGATGCGATCACTGTTCGCATTGGTCCTTGGATGCGGGACTTGTCCCAGGTGTATGCCCGGAACATGTACCGCCAGTGCGTGGGCAACTACCGCACTTCCATGCAGGAGGAGCTTGGCAAGCTCTTCCCAACGATCAAGAACGATGTGACTGAAGCTGAATTCGTCGCAGCTGCTGATCACATCTTCCGCTGATCTACCCCGCAACTTCCCCCCTAGGGTCAAACCTAGGGGGGATTTATATGGGAAAGTTTGTCTAGGTTTGTATCCCAATTCCCATAAAACCTAGCATATGGAGATGTCTATGACTCTTCCTAAGCCCGAGATCGTGATCGGTTGTGGCAGTGAAGTTCTGTCCACCCCGGTCGGTGCGCCCATGTTCTTCTCGTCTACGACCCACGCTTACCGCGTGTGGTCAAACGCCACTAGTTGGCGTGTGGACATCAAGGGGAAGAAGACTGAGTTCTGCCATCTGCGTGTTGTTCAGATGGGCATGGGCGTTAGCATCCACCAGATTATGGCCAAGGAGTACGAGGCCGATCTGGATGGTTGGATCTACACCTCCAAGGGTGTCACGATCCAGCGCGACCCAAGCGGTCGTGCACCGTGGATGGCTACTGGCAAGCTGGAACTGAAGTCCAACTTCTACGTTCGTGAGGTTGGCGGAACCAGCCGCAGCATCATTGCTGCCCTGACAGTCTACGCTACTGACACTACCGAAGCTTGGTCCACCTGGTCCAAGACCTGGAATGATCAGTGCGTGTCCGCTAAGCTGCCAGCACACCGCATCGTCCCCGTGGTCAGCGGTAGGCGACTGCCAGAATACACCATTCTGGTCTGACCATCATCCCCTAGGAAACCCCTAGGGGATTTTCTATTAGGTTATTATTAACCTCTGTACCCTTACCATACCCAGGAGTTACCCAATTTACCCGGTCCTGTACCCATAAGTACCCTAGTTCCCGTGAGTTGGCTTACGGCTTTGTACCCCATAGTAACCTAGTGTACCCGTTAAGGCCCCTAGAATGCCCTCTGTGACCTCCGAATATACCGGGGGATACCTAGATAGCCCCCAACTTACCGTGGCTTTATATCGAATTTACCAAAATCGGGCATGATAGCTTTGGTACCTGCTTTTTTCCCAATCGTAACTTAATATACCCTGAAGGCCGCGCCACCCTTCGGGATGTCGTGTGTGAAAAACGCAAGTTTTTCTGTTTGGGAGGTTGTCATGTACGCTCGTTGCGTTCTTGGTTACTATCCCCTTACGAAAGGAATGTGATGGACAACATCACTTCTCGTCAGGCGGCACTCGACCGCCTTGGTATCAAGGTTTCCGTGCAGGCCCACGCCGACAAGGTGCAGGCCCGTCAGGAACGCCTCGCGCAGATCCCTGCCGAAGATCGCATCAAGATGCAGATCAACGGCTTGGTCGGCGGTGTGCTCCTGAATCCCGGTGCTACCGATGCCATGATCTCGGCTGCTGAAGCCAAGATCGCCGTTCTCAGCGGCAAGCTGAGCTGAGTAACCCAGCCACGGTTACATCCTCCCACCCCTGGGGTAACCTACGGGTGGCGATTTCTAGACCTCGACCCGGGGAACATTGGATTAAGCCAACAAGGGTATCCCAAGCAACCGTCCATAGGGGATTAATAAATTGTGGACAACAAAATAGTGGTTGACTGTGGCTTAAAACACAGTTAAAATCCCAGCCAAGCCACGGCCCGGGGTAATGCCCATTAAATCGGCAGAGATCTCTACTTGTGCGCTTCCACACAAGTATAAACAAGATGAAGATATAGGTGGTAGTTTCCACCCGTGCTAGAACCGAGTCTAGCTGGTATCCCACGGGGAAACCTGTGGGGTATCTTTCAGACTTAAAGGGATGAAGGGTGTACACCTGAAGAATCCAAAAGGATATTACTTAAGCTGCAAACCTAGGTAATAAACGCCCCGCAAGGGTGTAGCAATGGGTAAGCCTACCATTGTGGTTATTATACCGGCCTTTAGGCAGGCAAGTGTCACCCGTTTATCCTAGGGTGGTAACACGGCTTTAGGGATACCTCGACTATGCGAGGTTAAATAGAAGAATAAGCATAGTGCGTCCTGTGTAGGTTGACGGATCTACATGGGGGACTCAATTCAAGCCGGAAGTCAGTTAGGGACATGAAACACCCCTAATGTGTACCGTTTCATCGGTTATTGGATAACCAAGAGTAGATAGTCTAAGGTCTATATCTACTCTGGTAAGAGATAATATAAAGACCTACATGGGACAACCTAGGCTAACCCTTAGGTTGTCTTTTTTGCCAGGGAAAACAATGATAGATCAAGAATCAAATTGGAAGGGTATCAGCGAGTGGGAGCAGCTGATGTCCGAGTATGGACTGTCTCCCGAAGAATCCTTTGAAGAAAGTGAACAAGATGGTGAATGAATTGGTTGTTTCGTCCTGCCGTATCGACTTGTGGAATGTCAACTCCGATAATCCTAAGTCTCCCCGGTTCAATGGTTATGTCACTGTTGTTATCGGTGACGAAACCGTGAAGTTGCCAGTGAGCGTGTGGAACAACACGGATGCCATGCATCCCAAGGCTCCTGCCCTCAAGGGTAAGATCTCTCGCCCCAGCCCCAAGCTGGATCGTCCCCCTCTCATCGAGGGTGTTACCGTTACGGTGACTGAAGTTTCGTCGCCACTCCCCTTCTAAAGATGTGCAAAGTAATAAAGGGCTACCTAGGTAATACTAGGTAGCCCTTTATTTTCCCCGTAACCTAGTATGTAGCTAGGGCTTAAACCTAGGTATTTATTATTACTATAGTATTAATATTACCTAGGTAAACCTAGGAGTTATATATCAACATGAAAATTAAGTATAACAATATTTCTGAAGTTGTTGCCAATGTAGCATCTGAATTTCAGGCTACTGTTGTGTTAACCCACAGTGAGGGAGATTATCAAGGTGTTACTATGTATCTCCTTAAGTCTGATGCTGGGTACGGTGTTATTTGGTACCACTATGGATCTTGCTCTGGGTGCGATGCTTTTTGGTCATACCATGACAATGCCCACACTCCATTTGATTATAAAGCTAAGGAAAACCAAGATGAAGTGTGGCAACCCTTGGAAGAGGGGTTTAGAATCGAACTAAAGAACATGAACTGGCTTAGCCCAAGCATGTTCCGTACTAACTACGGAATGGAATTTGCTGTTAATGAGAAACCATTTCAAGATCAATGTGAACTTTACTTTAGGAAATTAAATGGGACTTGATACGTATGCTGGTAAACGGTTAGGGGAAGACAAGATAGAACTACTGCCTGATAGTTTATTTCTTAAGAATTACCTTGTTTCTGGTGCCTTTAGTATGGACCAGAGCTCGTTTCGTGGTAAGATCTACAATGATTATGTCGAGTATGTTACTGGACAATCGTTGTATCAACAGGTAATTGGTGAAGATATTGTTGTTAAGATGGCAGAAAACCTAACTAAGTTTGCCCTTAGTGGATTCAACTCAGAACCTGGATTTGAATCTAGAAATATCTATGGTGTTGATCAGGTTATTGCCCATGAACTAGCAGCATGGTTCCAAACTGTAGCTAAGAACAACGGTGTTGTTGTTGGATGGTGGTAACTATGGAAAAGATTTTCAAAACATTTAATCATCTTATGATTCTTATCGAAGAACGTAATGAAACTGTGGGTGATATGACTCACGTTTATGAACAACTGCAAAAGATTTCAAAAGAGATTATGGAAGTGGATGCAAACTACAATGATTAACAAAGAACTAATTGAACGTAAGCGGCAGAACCGATTGGATAAGATCAATCATCTTATCGGTGATTGCAAGGAAAAGTTTATTGAAATGAGTGTATGGCTTGACCAGAATTCTAAGCCTACTACTAATGCTAAGATGCTGGCCGAAGTTGGTTTCGGCCTTACCGCTGTTACGGAAACCAACTGGCGCGACTGGGTTAATGGTCTTGGAGAAATTGGTGTAAGGGTTATTGATTACAAGGGTCTTTCTGATTCAGAAATGGTAGAAAGACTTAGCAAGGTAATCTCTGAGCAGATTCCAGAATGTTGGGGTGGTCCCGACATGCAAGAATATGTTTCGTTTGGTCAGTTTGAAGAAGAATCAAATGTTTAATAACAAGCAATACAAGTTTAATACAACCAACTCAGCACACCTAATCCTTAGGGGTCTTGAAGAAACTAATCAGGTCACCTTTGGCTTCTCAAAGGAAGCTAGTACTGATAAGATTAGTTACTCGCCGCGCAATGTTTACATTGCTTTCGGACCTATCTTTATGGAAAACAGGCCAATGCTAGTTCTTACTCAAGATCAATTGGGTAAGCTTAAGGAGTTTATCAACTACGTTTATGAACTTGATATGCTTCCTGATCCTTATTGCCATGAACCAGAGTGAGATCAAAGATCGCCCATCATTTGACACTCTAACTACCGATGAGTTAATTAAGGCTAGGGATTACTTCCTTAATCTTATTAACTCCGGTAGGGATGTTCACCCTGCATATCAAATTGAAGTAGACTGTATTGAATATGAACTCAATCGCCGCAGCAACCCCAGATCCCGAGCCGGATCCGACTGAAGAATTTTACTATGAGTATGACGAACCAAACGAGATCGAGTCAGACCCAAACATCAAGTGGTCTGAATACCTCTTCGGAATTACTGGTAATCAAGCTTCTTAATGCTGGAATTATCCTAGACTACACCTTTGATGGGTGGGTTTTGGACGCCTCAAGTGAGTGGATCCCACTCGCAACATTTATTGAAAGGAATAAGATTGTCAATATTTACAACTGCCGGTCGTAATGTAGATGGAATGAGCATGGCCGAGGCCATTGCTCATGCTAACCTTGATTGGACTGTTACTACTCAGCCTGTGCTTTATCAGCATGAAGCTGAGATCAAAGCTGATGGACAGTACTATGCCAACGTGCGCCAGGATACTGGTCGTGTGCTTGGTATTGTTGGTTCTGGTTACCGAGTTATCCAGAACTCTGAAGTCGCTGCTATGGCAGAGGCTATTAATGGTAAGAATGTTCGCATTGAAACCGTAGGTAATCTCTACGCTGGCGAACGTATCTGGTTCCTCATGCGTGGTGACAGCTTCAATGTTGGTAACCGCGACGATGAGGTTCGACCCTATACCCTGCTAACCAATGCTCATAATGGTAAGCATACCCTGAGTGTCCTGCCTACCACTGTGCGCGTCATCTGTGAGAACACGCTTAATGCGGCTCTCCGCAGCAGCAAGATGTCGGTAACCATCAAGCATACTGGAAATATCCAGAGTCGTATTAGTTCTTTGATTGATGGTATTGAATTCTTCCGTGTTCGGACGGAACAGTTTGCTAAGCAAGCTAACCTTATGGCACAACGGGAAGTTACTACTGACTTTGTTCAGACCTTCTGGACTAATGTTTACATCAGTCAGTTCGGTAACATCCATGAGAACCCAGTCAACGCTGACCAAGCTGATGACAACTCAAAGGCTGTTAGCACCATGATCAAGTGGTCTAATACTTTTGATTCAGAAAGCCGTATTACCGGATCAAACCTCTGGACTGCGGCAAATGCTGTGACTAACTGGTTGGATCACGACCAGATTTATCGTGGCAACAACAAGACTGATAACAAGTTCGATGATATTCTGTTCGGGGATCGTGCTAAGGCAAAGATCCGCGTAATGGAATACGCACTACAACACTCTTGATTATCAAGCTTGATTAACTTCGGGGAGTACTTCCTTAACTGGAGGTGCTCCCTTTTATTTATGCTAACTATATCCGTTATCGATATTACAATCAGGTGCATTGACTATGTAGATGGTGCGCCACAAATTCCATACAAAGAAATAAGAAAGGCGGTACCACTTGAAAGTTTACCTCAGATTATACAATCTTCACAACTCCCTGAGTCCGTTCTCGCAATGGTATTGGAGTCTCTTTACCAAGTGGAATCATTGCAGCCTACAGTTTGATAACAATGTAATGCATTGCTTTGATGACTTTGAAATTCCTAGATGGGTTAGTCTAAAGGGTGAGGGTATGTTGTTCAAGGGTCTTGATGCAGCAACTACATTGTACATAGGTGAAACAGATGAAAAGTTATGTAACATTGTAATGTATGTAAATACCCTACCACCAATGACACCATTTAAAAAGTTTCTTAGGTGGCCTAGTTCTGTAACTAGATTTATATTTCCACCTAAGCGTGATGATTGTGTTCATAAATGTTCTCTTGTTCTTAACAGATTGTTTGATATGCCTGTCATAACAACCAATGCTGAAGACATGCTACGCAAATATAAACTAAAGATTGAAGATGCAATTAAATAATACAACTAGTATTGGTAATGGTGGATTCATTACACTGGTAGATCACATGGGTTCCGATATATCAGTTGTTAATGCTGCCCGTGTATCCTTTGGCAAGCGTTCTCAACTAGTAGATGGTAAGCTTAGTGCACAAGATAAGAAACTAATTAAGTATCTTGCAGAACATAAGCACTGGACTCCCTTTGCTCATACTAGTTTGACTTGGCATATCAAAGCACCGATTCCAATCCGCACTCAGTTCTTCAAGCACAAGGTTGGTTTTGTTGAGAACGAAATCAGCCGTCGTTATGTGTCTTCTGAACCTGAACTCATGCAACCAACATGGCGTTCAAAGCCTGATGGTTCTATCAAGCAGGGTAGTAACTCACAGATTGATACTGATGTAGCTAACAATGCACATGAAGTTTACAGCCTTGCCTGTGAAAATGCAATTGTTGCCTACAATTATTTGATTAAGTCTGGTATTTGTCCTGAACAGGCACGGTTTGTGCTACCTCAAGGTGTCTATACTGAATGGTATTGGACTGGTAATCTATCTAGTTGTGCTAGGTTTTATCTACAGCGTACTGATCCTCATGCACAAAAGGAAATCCAAGAATATGCACAAGCTATGTATGATCTAATCCCAGATAGTATGCGTGTATCTTGGAAGCACCTAGTGTGGGGCAATTCAATTGTTGATACGGCTTGATAACCTAGTATATAGCTAAGGAAATAAACTCAATGAATATTGATGAAGATGATAATCCAAGAATGGATTGCACAATGTGTGGACATGTAGATGGTGCACCATACTATGCGGGTCAAATTTGTGGTCATTGTGAAAGAGATCTTTACGATACTGAATGGGAACACCACGCAACAGAAGAAGGAGATGATGAGTGAGCTTAACACCCTGTTGGGAACAACTATCTCAAGAACAAAGAGAATATAGAGTAACTAATCAGAAGTTATTTGAAGAAGATCTTTTAGATAATGGTATTGAAAAGTATTGGAAGGAGTACAATCGTGCGGTTGATGAAGGAAAGCCTGAGCAAATGCTTCTTGAAAGTGCAGTCATTCATCTTACTCCTTTCTATCAGAAGTGGATTGATGAATGCTGTAATAACCGTAAGTCGCCTGATTGGTTAGCACCTTTACTATGTGTTGGTGCTGCTAAGATGGCAGACATTACAATTAGAAATGTAATGCGGTTGTTCTTAACACGCAATACAATTCAAAGCTTTGATGATACAATGGGTATTCCTAGTAATGCCCCAGTAGCACAGCAAGTTGCAAAGCTAATTGCTGATGATGTTGTTAGCATTGTATCATACCAACAAGCAAAGAAGAAGTTTTCTGAAGACTGGCGTAAGCAATCTAAGTTCATTAAGAACTGGACAGTCAAGAGATGTAAAGCATTCACTCAAAAAGTTGGTACTATTCCTAAGCTTAAGTCTAAGGAAAAGGAAGACCTTGGCCATAACATGATTCGTATTGCTCTCTCTAGTGATATTCTAGTTAGTAGAGTACATTGGAATGGTAAGAATCGTAAGTCCCTATTGGTTTGCTTTGCTCCTTGGATTCTCAAGGAACTAAGTAAGCGACATGAAATGCTAGAAGCAGCATGTCTTGTTTATCGTCCTATGATTTGTCCTCCTATTAAACATACTGATAAGGAAGATGGTGGCTTCTTGTCACCCTGGATCAGAAAGAAGATGATCAAGAGATACCATCCTGTTGGTGCAGACCCTAAGGATTGGGACTCAAGGCCAAGTGAATTAGTTCTTCGTGGCCTCAATGCTCTTAGCCATACTGAATGGAAGATTAACAAGCAAGTCTATGATGTTATGAAAACTATGTTTGAGAACGATCATAAACTAGCTAACCTTCCTGCATATACATTTAAAGATTATGCATTTAGTAGGCCCTACCCGGAGGGAGGGACAAAGGAAGAGCAAGCTAAGTGGATGCAAGAATCTAATGAAGCTTGGGGAGAATGGTATAAGGAAGAACAATCTCGTAGTCGTATGATTGTACGGCTACAACTAGCAAAGAAGATGCTTGATTGGAACTTCTTTTATATGCCGTATACTCTAGACTTTAGAGGCAGAGCCTACTCTGTATGTGAATTGTTGTCACCACAGGGAGTAGACTTTGATCGTGGTCTTATTCAGTTTGCTATGCCTCGCAAGCAGACTGAGCGTGGTTTGTTCTGGCTTAAGGTACACCTAGCAAACCTATTTGACCAAGATAAGAAACCATTTAACCAAAGAGTTAAGTGGGTAGATGACAACATGGAAATGCTACTGCGTATTGCAGAAGATCCATACTCAAACAAAGAGTGGATTGATCCATTAAAGAAGAAGAACAAATCGTTCCAACGCCTTGCAGCAATCTTTGAAATTGCTCGGAAGGATGGAATGACGCAGCTCAATATTCAAATGGATGGTGCTAATAATGGTGGCCAACATTGGTCTGCTATTATGAAGAATCGTAAGCTTGCCAAACTTACCAATCTACTTAACAGTAATGAACCAGAAGATCTCTATCAGCATGTTGCAGATGCAAGTACTGAGTACATGAAGCAACATCCAGAGAACAACTGGTATCAGGTGTTCCTTCTTAATTGGGATAATAAACTTCCTAGATCTGTAACAAAGCGTCCTACTATGTGTGATGCTTATGGTCTTACGTTCTATGGTATGCAGAAATATGTCAAGCAAGAAGGACATGTGGACTGGGTTCCAAAGGAATCCAGGGGTGGTGCCGTAGTTGAACTAAGCAGGGCTATTCAAGCTGGTCTTGGTGAGACTATGGAATCACCCAACAAGGGTAAGGAATGGCTAAGAGAAGTAGCAGAAGTACTTAACGCTATGAATAAACCTTTTGTATGGACAACTCCTAGTGGGTTTGAAGTACATCATGTTTACAACCAAGTTCTAGAAAGGGTTTCCTATGCGGAACTATTTAACAGGCAACAGTTGGTATTCGCGACTGTTACGGAAGATCTTGATGGTAAGGCACAGTATCTCGCTATTTCTCCAAACTTTATCCATGCGCTAGATGCTGCTCATATGTTCATGACTATCGGTAGGATGTTAGACTGTGGCATGAATGCATTTTCAATGGTTCACGATTCCTTTGGAACATATGCAACTGATATTGATCATATGCATGTATTACTTCGTGAGCAATTTGTTCTGATTCACAAGGAGAATCAACTTGAAAAACTCAAGAAAGAAGTCGAAGAAAAATACGGCATCTTCCTTCCAGACTGCCCAGAACCAGACGGAGAATTTGATGTCTCAGAAGTACTCGGATCTGAATACTTCTTTGCCTAAGAATGTAACATATCTACAAGAAGTCTGTCAACTGGTTATGATCTTCTGGATTGATGCTGTAACTATGGGTGGTGAGGAGTGGCTAGATAAGAGCAAAGCTCAATCATTTAGCAAGTCTCCATTACCAATCATGGTTACTGTTGGTTTTGTATTGCATGAAGATGAAGATCATTTTGCAGTAACAAATACTATTGGTCCTGATGAAACAGCTCAGGTAAATAAAATCCCAAAGAGAATGATCGTTGAGATTACGGATTTAAAAGATGGCAGAACAGAAGAACATAAGACGTAAAGATACTAAAGACTTTAATTATGACAAATACAAAGCCAAACAAGAAAAGAAACGGCGTGAGCAAGCCCGTCGAGCTGCGAGACAGAGGAAGCATTACACTTAATAAGTGGCAAGAGATGCACCTCAGAGGAGAGATTGATGTATACGCTCCTATCCCCCAAGAAGATGGGGGCGAGCCTCTTCCTCCTCTAGCAGTTCAATGGAAGGAAGACGCTAAAAGGAGATTTGGAAATGCGAACACTAGTAATCGGTGACTTACACTGCCCAGCAGTGCATCCTAATTATCTTGAATTCTGCAAAGCAATGCAGAAAAAGTACAAGACTAATAACACCGTATTCATTGGAGATATAATTGACCATGAAGCAATCTCAATGCATGACAAGAACCCGGACCTACCGGGTCCTCTTGAAGAGTACAAGGATGCACTAAGGGAAGTGTACTGGTGGTACAAAGCATTCCCAAATGCTACTGTTTGTATTGGTAATCACGATGCAAGAGTTCATCGTAAATCAAACAAGCATGGCATACCCAGTATGTACCTCAAGTCTTTCTCTGATATCTATAACACACCCAAGTGGAACTGGGTTATGGAAACAGACGTAGACGGCGTACTGTATACACATGGTGATGGATGGGGCGGAATGTATCCATCATTCAATGCTGCTAAGGCTAGGCTACAGTCTGTAGTCTGCGGCCACCACCACAGCATTGCCAGTATAAACTGGATTAAAGGCCCTAATACCATGTATTTTGGTATGAATGTTGGCGCAGGAATTGATCAATCAAATCCTGTATTCCAATATTCTAAAGCACATCTGAAGAAAGCCATCATCAGTTGTGGTATTGTAATAGATGGCAATCAACCCTATTTGGAGATATTCTAATGAGTGAAACAGAAACACCAGTGCAGCCTGAACAAGTTCGGGCAGTACCAGTTGAAGCTGTTGTTAATTATCTTGCTGATATTTATCGTCAGCTAGATGCAATTAGCTTCAACATCCGTAGTAACATTAACAACATTGCGCCTAAGCAAGAAGGAGAACCTGATGTCAACAACCAAGAATAAGTATGCTAAGCCTTTTGTCACTGGGCATGTGACCGTCAAGTGGTCACACCTAATGACACCAGATGATAAGTTCGGAAACCCAAACCATTCCGTAACTGTGGAGCTAACTCCTGAGCTGCAGAAGCAGCTTCAAGCATCTGTAAAGGAACTAGGTGGTAAGAAGATCAACGGCCTCAAGGATGCCGAAGGTACCAAGACCATCAAGTTTAAGAACGTACTCAAGGCCAAGGAAGGTATCAAGACTTTCCCATGTGTTGGCCCTGATAACAAGCCATCAGATATGATTCCGTTTGGTACGGATGTAGTCCGAGTCAAGGTAACTCCTGCTCTGATTGCCCGTGACAATTCGGTTTCATTTTACATGGAATCAATTCAGCTAATTGAACGTAACTATGTCTCTGGTTCTTCAGAATTTACTGCGGTAAAGGAAGAAGTATCCAGTGACATTCCGTTCTAAGGATTAACTCATGATGGAGTATAAGTTTCCTGTAAACCCAGTAGCTGCCAGCCGACCTAGAGTTGGCAAGTTTGGCGCGTATTTTACAGGGCCTTATAAGAAGTTCCGGCATCTAGCGGCTCAGGTTATAAACCAAGTCCTAGGCCGGAACTTTACTCCACTGAGCGGTAAGTTAGCTGTAGATATTAGATGCTATATTACAAGACCTAAGACAACGAAACTAGAATATCCAAGGGCTGATGTAGACAACTACTCCAAAGCTATTCTAGATTCATTGAATGGGAAGTTGTGGGAAGATGATTCTCAAATCTGGGCTTTGTTCATTTCAAAAGAATGGGCACCCAAAGATACAGAAGGTTATTTTATTATAGCCGTAGAAACTATCAAAGATGGACATCGCAAAGTATCGTGATATCGCTTACGAAGAATACCAGAACTCAAGTCAACTAAGAAACTACAACCATGTATCAATCGTGGTTGCAGATAATCGTATCGTTGGTATTGGAACTAACAAGAGAAAGACCCATCCTCTTGCCATGAAGTATGGCTATAGGAACTGCGAACTCCACAGTGAACTCGATGCGCTCTTGAAGGTTCCTAAGAATCAACGATCAGATCTTGTGTTGATTAATTTCAGGTTTGGTCCAAAGGGAGATATGAAGCTATCCAAACCATGTGCCAAGTGTTTGCCCTGGTGTATTAATACATTCGATGAGATCTATTATTCAATCCCCAACGGACTTGTTCAGTTGGATTATTAGGCCAAGGAAAAGATATGATTACTGAAGTTTGTTTTATTGTTCTATTTTCATTTGCTGTTTGTACTACTGTTTATCTATACCAGGTTACCAAGCGTATCCGGCAGATTAACAATGAACTACAGATGGATAGGGATATGTCAAGTAATGACTTTGATGCTTTGTTTACCAAGCAATTTGAATTGCAGCAAAGCGTTGATAATCATACTCGTTTGATTGATGATGCTTGTGTTGAGCTTTCTAGACTAAAGAATAAGCGCAAGCGTTAACCGTAGGGGAGCAATCCCCTACCACAGAAGGGTGGCTGAAATAGTTAGAGCGCATGCCTTATAAGCGTGAATATGTGGGTGCAACTCCCGCCCCTTCTATTAGGCCGAGTGTTAACTTGGCCTGTTTTTATCTCAAAAGGAATCTTATTATGCCTAATTGGTGCTCAAACGAAATTACTATTAGTGGAACTACACAGGAACTAAAGCGTTTCCTAACTGACTGTGGCTACTTTGATGGCCATCAGTTTAGCTTTCAACGGCTCAAGCCTATGCCTGAAGAGCTAAAGAATATTGATCATTACTATGTAGATGGTGGTGAAAGATATGAACGTAAGATTGGAGAAGGTGAAACACAGATTCTAACTGAACAAGAAGTAAAGAATCTAAAGTCAAAGTATGGTGCTGCACACTGGTATGATTGGAACATCAATAACTGGGGGGCCAAGTGGGATGTTGGTGGTGATGCTAATTGGTCTTGTACATCTGATGAATTCCTAAAGTGTACACTAGATGATGAGTATACTGATATCTATGTTTCATTCGACACTGCTTGGAGTCCACCAGAAGAACTGTACAAGACTCTAACCAGTGAATACAAGTTGGATTTTGATTGGTTTTATAAGGAGCCTGGTATGCGATTTGCAGGATGGATGGGTAGTAATGGCTGATCTAGAAGATGACGTTGATCCTAATGCTTATGACAAGAATGGATATGTAACAATCGTTGTGCTTAATGATGGCCAGACTTACACCGATGTTCATGGATGTGAACTTCTAATTGTAAAAAACAATGAGTATTATGATATCTCTATGAACGGAGGCGATGCCTCTGATTTTAATCCCGTAGTAAGAATTATTCTAAGTAATATAATTAAACCATGAAGAAATCAATTGCTAATAAGTGGGTTAAGGCCCTTCGATCTGGTAAGTATACTCAAACAAAGAATAATCTTTGTGATAATGTTGGGCATTGTTGCCTTGGTGTACTCTGTGAGTTATATATTAAGGACACCAAAGATAACATTAAGAGTAAGTATGGACTATTTGACGGCGAATCAGAACTACTTCCACCCATAGTTATGGAATGGGCTGGAATGGTTTTGGGTGCTAATAAAGACTGCGGTACTTTCCTAATTGGAGACAAGCAAGTTTGCTTGGCTTCTTGGAATGATGGTCAGTCTCGTCCATTTAGAAACAAGGATAATACCGTTGTCAAGGGAACTTTTGAGAACATTGCTAATGTAATCGAAGAGCATTACAAGAATATTTAACAATGAAGAATCCACCTACCAATATCGGTATTGATCCACAAGATCCAGAGCGATGTATTATCCATGTACCAGTGGATATTGAGTATCTAAAGAAGCAAAGGAAAACTCTTGTTGCTTTGTCTTCTGTATCGCTTATGCCCGATGAGCGTAAGGAGATGCAACATTTGGTTGGACTACTAGATCACCTTATCTTTGGGGTGTTCTACATTGTAGCCGAGTACCCTACGGCTAATCGTACACATTACTAAAACTCCGAGAACAGTAGCCCAATGTAGAGGCAAGCAGACAATGCACCAAAGTGTGGGTTCAAGTCCCACCTGTTCTCATACATCTCCATAGCTCAACTGGATAGAGCAACAGCCTTCTAAGCTGTAGGTTGCTGGTTCAAGTCCAGCTGGGGATGCTCAACTAGAAAGGATAATAACTATGTCTGATGATCCAGCAAGTATTGAAGCGTGGCAGGAAGAAGAAAAAGGCGAACTTGTGGCCCGTCTTCGTGTCATCAACCACCACACGAAGAAACTCGCAGAAAACGAAGGGCTGCATTATGTTCACCGTGAAGCCTTCACCCGATGCGAAAACCTAACTTGGGAAGCAGCCAATAAGATCGAACGGCTGCGTAAAAAACTTCTTGCAGAGGAGAACGCTTACGACATCCTGCGACTTGAGAACGAGCATCTCCAAACCGACCGTAACAATCTTGCTCTAAGTCTCAAGAAACTTGAAGATAAGTGCAAGCGTCTGGAAATAGAACTTGGGCGGTACAAGCGAATGTATTGCCGAGCAGTTTGCAAGGATGTGTACACATCAGGAGCCAAGTGGCGTATCAGGCCCAACCCATTCCGAGATGATGGTGTGTTCATTGAGGAAGACTGTGAGCCGGGGAAGCAGCAGACTTACTGTGCATTCCCGCACCAGTTTGCCCATGATGATGCTGAAGAGATTATTTTCTTATTGAACAGGGCAACCGAAGATCGAAAGGAGAAGAACAATGAGCGATGACATTGTGACCCAACTTCGTAACCATATCGCCATCACTACGCGGATGCATTACGCAAAGGACGGCTTTCCCGAACCCGTGTTTGTCCACGGCCCTAGCCCGATCTGCCAAGAAGCCGCCGACGAGATTGAGCGGCTACGCAAGGAACGGGACGAGGCGAGGCGGCGAACGAACTCCATCCTCACCGAGATCGACTGCCGCATCGAACACGGTGCTGAAAGCAATGGGCATCTTGAGGTGCTTCGCGATATGTTCAAGGAGAACACCGATGAATAACAACCAACGAAGGAGAACACCGATGAATAACAACCAACGAATCAACCAACTGCTGATGCAAACCCGAGGCTTGAGCAGCACGAATCTTGAGGGTACTGCGCTGATTGAACGGCTTCGCAAGGAAGCGTTTGCGCTTGCTGCGTGGTCGTGCCGCGAGATCGACCGCATCACCGCCGAGCGTGACGAGGCGAGGCGGGAGGTGTGCAATTTGCTGTGGCAAAAGTGGAGTGGGACTGAAACGCAAGTTGCAGAACAGCGAGGATGGGACTGCTTCAAGGAGGACACCAATGGCTGACCCCGACATCGTGACCCGGCTGCGCGAATCGGACGGCGGCTTTTTCATGCGCCAGATGTTCACAGAATCCGCCAACGAGATTGAACGGCTGCGCGCCGAGCGCGACGAGGCGAGGAGATATTCTTGCGATCTAGAAGCACGAATCATCATGCTTGAGGAGGATCGTCGTGATACATCAAATAACTTTGGCACGAATCCGTGCTCAGAGATTATTCTGCCAGACTATCCTCTTGCAAGAGATCCTAAAGAGATCGCAAAGCGAAAGGGCTGGGATTGTTACAAGGAGGAAACCAAGTGAACGAACACGATGCCATCGCAAGGATCAAGAGACTGTCTCACAGCATCAACTGTGCCGATGAGATCGCAGAAGAGATTGAGCGGCTAATCAAAGAGCGCGACGAGGCGAGGCGGATGTGGTGTGAAGCCGAAGCCGTAGGCAACTGCCTATCCGTGGATGACATGAAGCGACGCGCTCGTGCTGAAGCCAAGCGTCGAGAGTGGGATTGCTTCAAGGAGGACGGCAAATGATTGCACGCATAACACAACTTTTCAGCAATGCCTTGAAGTGCCGCAAAACGATTGTTGAACTTCAACGACGCGTCGCCACGCTAACGGAAGAACGCAATCAAGCAAGGCGAGATGTTTGCCACAGACTCTCGCACGACATGGTTTCTGCGCGTCATATCGCCAAGTACATCGGATGGGATTGCTTTGAGGAGGACAACAAGTGAGCGATAAGAAGCCAAAGACGATTGATGCTTCCTGCCCCGTTTCATTTATGGGGTGCGAAGGAGAGGTGATCGTGGAGATGACTCCGACCGAGGCAGTTTTGATGATCGAAAAGGCATGGCAGGAAAACAAGCGACTTCGGCAGGAGAACGCATCCCTCACCGCCGAGCGTGACGAGGCGAGGCGTAGTTATTGCTACGCAACGGGGAACGGATATGAGCAGAGGGCTATCAATGTCGCACAGAGCAAGGGGTGGGACTGCTTCAAGGAGAACACCAATGACTGACCCAGACATCGTAAATCGTCTGCAAGCCGATGCTATTTTCTTTGGTACTCGTCAAGAGCCTCTTCTCGTTGATCATTCTGTTTGCCGCGAGATGGCGGAATGTTGGGAGAGTGCTGCTGATGAAATCGAACGGCTTCGCGCTGAACTTGTAAGCGTTACTAACAAGTTGAACCTTGAGCGCGACATTAATTCATCTAAGGAGAATCTATGAAAACACTACTATTAACATTTATACTTACATCATCAGCAGTTGCTGCTGAAACAATTATTATTCCTGTACAAGACATGTTATTTGTTTGTCCTGATTTTGATGATGCTCCCGATTTTGATTTAAATCAAAGCGTCAACGGACGGGACTTTATTGGAAACAAGAAGACTCCAAAGAAAACAAAAACGCGCAAAGAAGTAGAACAAGAGTTGATTAATCTTATCAAAGCTTTGTATCCTACTGCTAAAGTACGAATCATTGGTGATGATTTAATCATCCGTATTCCATAAGGAGAACACCAATGGATGAAGTAACCTTTCTACAACGGACTATTCTTATCTTACTGTTTCTGACTGGGGTTATCTCAGTCTGGTGTTGGAAAGAATATCAACGGTTTAAGAAGTAATATACATGGCTTCGTGGCGGAACAGGCAGACGCAGCAGACTTAAAATCTGCCGCCTTAAACGGCGTGGGGGTTCGATTCCCCCCGAAGTCATACGCCCCTATAGCTCAGTTGGTAGAGCAGTTGACTTTTAATCAATAGGTCGTAGGTTCGATCCCTACTGGGGGCATTTATGGAGGTCTTTATGGATACAGAATCTAAGGTAGTTAATCGTAAGCGTTGCCCAGCATGTGCAGCAAAAGGCGGAGACACATCTGGTAACAACCTAGCAGTATATGATGATGGCCATAGCTATTGCTATGCCTGTAAGTTTTATGTTAAAGGAACAAAGACAAGTATGACAACAGAAGTTATTGAAACACCGGTTTATACTAATGAAACATTCCGATCAGGTGAGGCTATGCCCCTACCACATCGGCGTATCTCAGAGAAGACTACAAAGCAGTATGGCTATCTGACTGGTATCAATGGCAGCGAGATTGAAACATTCTACAATGCACAAGGCCAAGTGCAAGCTCAGCACATCCGTTATGATGGCAAGAAGTTTGCTTGGCTTGGTGACACCAGCAATCTAACATTCTATGGTCAGCATCTATTCTCTACTGGTGGTAAGCGTATTACCATTACAGAAGGTGCAATTGATTGCTTGACTATGGCTCAGGTGTTTGATAACAAGTATCCTGTAGTCTCAGTACCTAATGGTGTTAACTCTGCGGTTAAGGCTGTCAAGGATAACTATGAGTTCATTGCTTCATTTGAAACAATTGTACTCTGCTTTGATATGGATGAACCTGGCCAGAAGGCTGCGCGTGAGGTTGCAGAGATCCTTCCACCCGGTAAGGTAAAGATCATGGCTCTGCCTCGTAAGGATCCAAATGAGATGCTGGTTAATGCTGAGACTGCACAGTTGCTACAAGCATACTGGAATGCACAATCATATTCACCAGACTCAATCCTTCATGTTAGTCAGGTAGTATCTGAATCAACCAAGCATAACAATGATGTTTACGAGTATCCTTGGGATTCTCTAACTACATTTATGATTGGTCAAGACTCTGGTAGACTAAACCTATGGACCTCAGCAACTGGTCACGGTAAGTCAACAATTATCCGTGAACTTATCATGGATCATCTAAACCACAGCAGAAATGTTGGTGCTGTGTTTCTTGAAGAATCTCCAGAGCAAACTGTAGATGACCTAATCTCATCTAAGATTGGTAAGCCTGTACGCAAGATCATGTCTCAGCGTCAGCTTAATGAACTAAGAAAGAAGAACAACAAGGCTACCGTTGATATGGTAGAGGATAACCTAACAGATGAAGAATACAAAATCGCTAAGGCTGAGATCGCTGGGAAATCTCTTTATCTCTATGACCACATTGGTAATTCTAATATTACTAACATCATTAATCGTCTTGAGTACATGGCTGTTGGTCTTGATTGTCGAATTATCATCCTTGATCATATTACCCTTCTGGGCAATATGCTCCTATCTGCTGGGACTGATTACGGAAACGACGAAAGACTTGTCCTAGACTCAGTAATGAAGAAGCTACGAGAACTGGTTGAGCGTACTGGTGTTACTATCCATGTCATTGCTCATATCAAGAAGACAGACAAGAATGTAGACGAAGGTGATCGTATCAATCTCAATGACCTTCGTGGTTCTGGTTCTCTTGCCCAGATCTCTGACAATGTATTTGCTCTAGAGCGTAATGCTCAGCATCCTGATCCCCTTATCTCTAACACAACTAACATTCGTGTACTAAAGAACCGTAAGGGTGGCCGTCGTGGTATCTCTACCGCACTGTTCTACAACGACCAAACAGCCAAGCTTATGGATGTACCGTTCGTTGTAACGCCGGAAGGAGAAGTAATTTATCGCCATGAAAATATTAGCATTTGATGTCGAAGCAGATGGACTTAATGAAGTAATTGCTGGTAAGAAGAAGACTTATATCAAGGAAGGCAGCAAGATCTGGTGCCTATCAATTGTTGATATTCTATCAGGAGATTCATTCCTGTTTGAACAAGACAACCTTGAAGTTGGTATTGAACTACTAAGACAAGCAGATACAATTGTTGGTCATAACATCTATGGGTTTGATATCCCATTTATTGAAAGATTGTATGGTCCACTAAACAAGGAACCATTTACTGGTGTAATTGATACTCTTATTCTAGCCAGAATGATGTATCCAGAAACACCGCCAACAGCTGACCAAAGCAACTCACTTAGATCCTGGGGTGAATACCTAAAGGAATGTAAGTCTGACTACCAAGGTGGTTGGGATGCATACTCTAAGGAGATGGGTGACTATTGCTTGCAGGATTCTGTTGTAACTGCTAAGCTTTACAACCACTTGACTAGCTCTAAGTATTGGGAAACCTACTCAAGAGCAATCAAGATGGAGCATGTCGTTGCTGACATGATCTCTGGTCAAGTAGAAAATGGTTTTAGTTTTGATCTAGAAAAGGCAGAGAATCTTGAAATGGAACTGTTGATTGAAAAGTCACAGATTGAAGATGAAATGCGACGCATCTTCCCAGACAAGATTATCAAGCGAGTCTCTGAGAAAACTGGTAAGCAACTTAAGGATAAGATTGAGGTGTTTAATCCTGGTTCTCGTCAGCAAATTGCTGAAAGACTACAGGAAAAGTATGGTTGGGAACCACCAGAAACAGACAAGGGAAACCCAAAGGTTGATCATGATGTTCTATCTCAACTAGAATATCCAGAAGCAAAGACACTGTGCAAGTACTTCGACCTTATCAAACTAATGGGTCAAGTATCTGATTGGGTTAGCCGAGCTAAGACAAGTCGAGACAATCGTATCCACGGATATGTAAATATCCTTGGTACTATTACTGGTAGAATGTCTGCTAAGGAACCTAACATGCAACAGGTTCACTCAGATCCCCGTGCCCGTGCTCTATTCAAGCCACGGGATGGGTGGGTACTGGTTGGCTCTGATCTCAAGGGTCTTGAGCTACGGATGCTGGCACATTACTTACATCCATACGACGGAGGCACATATGCCAAGGAAGTATGCGAAGGTGATGTCCATACACACAACCAGAAAGCTATGGAACTAGAGTCTAGATCCACAGCCAAGACTGCAATCTATTGCTTCTTGTATGGTGGTGGCGATGAGAAGTTTGGCAAGACTATTGGTTGTTCTACCTACAAGGCAAAGCAAGTAAAGAATAAGTTGTTGTCAAATATTCCCGGACTTAAGAAGCTGATTGATCAGTGTCGTTTCTCTACTCTCAGTGATGGTGTTGTCAAGCCATTTGGATGGCGACCCATTCCCGTTCGTAAGGAACATGCTGCTCTCAATACCCTACTCCAGTCATCTGGTGCCCACATTGCCAAGGCTTGGGCTTGTGTTGCTAATCATAGATTGCAACTAGAAGTAGGTTCATCCAATTTTGCTTGGGTAGCCTCAGTCCATGACGAACTTCAGCTAGAGTGTGATCCAGAGTATGCTCACAAGATTGGTAATATAATCTGTGAATCAGCAACCACTGCTGGTGATCTAATGAAGTGTAACTGTCTAATTGAAGCTGAATACAAGATTGGTAATAACTGGTCGGAGACACACTAATGACAGATGCAGTATACTTTATGAGACAAGTAAACGAGTTTATAGCAAACAATCCAAATCATCCCATTGTTATTGAATATGAACGAGGTAACATTGGACTAGGATATATTATTCGCAATTGGAGACACATACACAATGAGAATCTTTCAAATCAGTGGCAAGGGTCGAGTTGGAAAAACAACTGTAGCCCAAGAAATACAGAAGAAAGCATTTGAATCTGGATTTATTCCAGTTATTCTTCCGTTTGCTGACTCATTAAAGAAAGCAGCAGCAGAACTTGGATACTCTAAGGAATCAAACCCAGATGAGTATCGTAAGTTCTGTCAAGAACTTGGTGCTGGCAAGCGCAAGGAAGATCCAAATTACTGGATCAATAAAACATTTGAATCTATTCAAGAGTATATGCTAAAGGAAGTAGATAATCAACTTGAAGAAAAAGAATACTGGGAGTACGTTCTTATTCAAGATGATGTTAGATACATGAATGAGCTTGCTCTTGGTAGAGAACTTGCAGCAATTCAAATCTTTGTAGACTCTGGTGGTAGAGAACTACCAGAACATAATGCTACTTGGAGAACCCATGAAAGCGAAGAGCTAGCTAACAAAGCAGAAGATTCATTCGGTAAACCAAATAGTGACTACGAAGATTTGTTTGATATTATTTTGTTTAATGGTTCTACTGTAGCTCATCTAAAGGAAGATATTAATTCTGACTTTGATGCTTGGGTTGAACTAGGTAAACTAGAAATTGAAGAAATGGATTGGACAGAAGAGGATGATTAAACCAAATGAAGCTATTCTGGATGGAGATATTTTGGCCTATCGTGCGGCGTTCTGGGCAGACCAAGAAGGTATTGACGCACTGCAAGAAAGAATCAACCAAGACATCCTTAACTGGACTCCCGCTGGTGTGGACACGGTATATGTTGCTATGTCGTGCCCCAGGGAAAAGAACTACAGGCGTATGTTCTGGCCAGAATACAAAAGACATAGAGATGATTTCAAAGCACCAGACTCAATGAAGTATGCTATTGAATGTATCTATGATACCAAGTTGACAACTAGGTGTGTAGATAATTTAGAAGCAGATGATCTTATTGGTATGGTTGTTTCTGAGGGTCGTTGTATTGGTGTTACTGTTGATAAAGATCTTCGTCAGATTCCAGGATGGCATTGGAATCCAGATAAAGAAACAGAACCCGTGTGTGTTACTGAACCAGAAGCTGATAGATATTTCTACCAACAATGGATGACAGGTGATACTACTGATAATATTTGGGGCTTGTGGAAAGTAGGCCCAGCTAAAGCAAAGAAGGTACTAGATAACCACCCACCAGAAGAATGGGATAAGGTTATTATGGATATGTACCTAGCAGAAGACTGGTCAAAAAGGCCAGAAGATAAGGTGCCAAGTATGGCACCCAACGACTTTGCTATGTCTCAAGCTAGGTGTGTTAGGATTCTTAGGAACGGCGATTTCAATAAAGAAACAAGACAGATTACCCTTTGGAGTCCTAATAACCTGACTGTTAGAAACATTTTAGACTTACAGAAGGAGAAAGAATGAGTAAGATATTTGAAGATTTCGTGGCAGTAGACAAGTATTGCCGTTGGGTTCCCGAGTTAGGTAGACGAGAAACTTGGGAAGAAGCCGTTACTAGATACTTTGACTACTTAAATAGTCGGTTTGATCTTAAGAAGAAGCTACCATTATCAATGATGGAAGATCTTAATAAGGCTAAACAGATGATGATAAACCGCGAGATCTTTGGATCTATGAGAGCACTAATGACTGCTGGCTCAGCATTAGATAAGGACGATGTGGCTGCTTATAATTGTTGCTATGTTGCCGTAAACTCTGTAGAATCTTTTTCTAATATTCTTTATACTCTTGCTTGCGGCACTGGTGTTGGCTTCTCTGTAGAGAGAGATGAGATTAATAATCTATCTCAAGTACCCAATAATCTAGAACAAGTAGATTCTGCCATAGTAGTTGAAGATTCTAGAGAAGGTTGGGCTAATGCTTATAAGTATTTTATTACAGAACTGTTCAATGGTAAGCATTTTATGGTTGACGTAAGTAAAATACGACCAGCCGGTACTAGACTTAAGACTTTTGGTGGTAGAGCCTCAGGCCCAGAACCATTCATTCGTCTTATTAAATTCACAGCAAACATCTTCTATAGTGCTCGGGGTCGTAAACTAAAACCAATTGAAGTACACGATCTTGTATGTCAGATTGCTGACAGTATTATTAGTGGTGGCGTAAGGCGGTCTGCACTAATTAGCTTATCAGACCTTAGCGATTACGAGATGGCCCACGCAAAGAGTGGTCCTTGGTGGGAAAAGAATGGTCGTAGATCATTAGCTAATAACTCTGCTGTCTATGAAACAAAGCCAGACATGGGTACATTCCTAAAAGAGTGGTCATCTTTATATGACTCACGATCAGGTGAGCGTGGCATTTGTAATAGAGAAGCAATGAAGAGTATTGCTGCCAAGGCTGGTAGAAATCCAGACTTTAAGTTTGGTACTAACCCATGCTCTGAAATTATTCTTAGACCAAATCAATTCTGCAATCTCAGTACAGTTGTAGTAAAGCCTAACGACCAAGCACCACAGCTAATTGAAAAGATTAGACTAGCTACAATCCTTGGTACTATTCAATCAGCATTTACAAACTTTACTTACTTCGCTAGTAATAATGATTCATCATTTGAAACTAACTGCAAAGAAGAAAGATTGCTAGGTGTTAGTATGACTGGTATCTTTGACAATAGTCTAACCAATGGTGGCCAAGGTGCACAAGAACTTAAGAAGTTACTAGAAGCACTTAAGTTTGTAGCACATGGTATTAACAAAGCATGGGCTGATGTTCTTATGATTGAGCCAAGTAAGTCAATTACTTGTATCAAGCCAGAAGGAACTACATCTTGTGTTGCTGGTTCAGCCAGTGGTCTACACCCACGATACGATCATTATTATATTCGTCGTATCAGGATGGAAAAGGATTCACCTATGGCTAACTTCATGCGAGATTCTGGTATACCAAGTGAGCCGTGCGTAATGAAACCAGATCACACAGCTGTGTTTTCATTTCCTATTAAGGCTGACTTTGGTGTAACACAAAAAGAAATAAATGCTATTGGTCATTTAAATCTGTGGTTAGCTTATCAATTATGGTACTGCGACCATAAGCCAAGTGTAACTGTAAACTATAGTGACATTGACTTTATGTATATTGGTGGTTGGTTATGGGAAAACTGGAACCTAGTATCCGGTGTTTCATTCTTACCATCTGAAGATCATGTTTATCAACAAGCTCCATTTGAATCTATTACTCTACAAGAGTATGAAGCAATGGAAGCTAAGATGCCAACACATGTAAACTGGAGCTTATTATCCAAGTATGAACTAGAAGATTCAACTAAGACAGCTCACGCTATGGCTTGCACAGCTAATGGTTGTGAGCTTGTATAAGGAGGTTCTATGCCAACAAGATTTGTAGAGTCAGAATATGACATGGATGCTGTTGTTAAAGAAGCTATTAACCTAGTTAAACTTACTAACTCTACACTCGATGTAGGGTTTCATAATAAGTCAATGGTTAAAATCTTTTTAGATAATTTCCATGAAGCTATTTATGAAAATAAAATAGAACCAGGCCCCAAGAATTTCATGCTAAACATTATGATTAAGGAATCAGATGAACATGAACCGACTTGAAATTCTTTTAAAGCAGTGGAAGTTAGGGGTCATTCGTGACCCCGACCTCCACTTGGTTTTAAAAGTACTTAATGATTACAAGAATGGAACTATAGAAAATGAAAGAAAACCTAAGAATATCCAAGGAACTAGTACAACACTTGGAGAAGTTGATAATCCTATATCCAAGCGACCTAGAATTAAAAGATTATCAAAGGGGTTACAAAGCGGGACAAGTGGAACTAGTTCAGAAGATACGGGCAATGTATAATGCCCAAGAAAGGAAGTAACTATGGGAGGTGGTGGTAAAGGTGGGTCCAGAGGACCTAGCTGGGAACAGCAAACTCAATTTCAAAGAGACATGCAAAGAGAAGCATTAGAAGCACAAAAGCAAATGCAACTTGAAGCAGAAGAAAGACTAAGAGTTCAGCGAGAGCAGGAGAAGGAAGAAGAAGCAGAGCGTAGACAAGAAGCTGCTCTAGCTAAAGAAGAAGAACTAAGAGCACAAGAAGAACAAGAAGCTGCTGTCTTTGCTGAAATGACTGGTCAGGTTGGAGAAGAAACAGACTCCGAAGGTATGGGGTTTAATCTAGATGCTCCAACAATTGAAAGACCAGAGTACGAACAAGAAACAAGACCAGAATAAGGAGAGTAAATGAATTCCGAAAAGACCATAAAAGATAGGTGGCTTGTTCTACATGCCAAGAGAGATACCAAATTAAATAAATCAAGAGCTTGCTCGGCAATAACCGTACCCTCCCTATTGCCGTATCAATCTATGTCACAACAAGATAACTTGTTTCAGACATACTCTTCAGTCCAATCTCGTGGAGTTACTTCCTTAGCTAGTAAGATTCTTAGTGTTCTTATTCCACTAAATGATACTCCATTCTTTTCTTTTGGTCTTAAGAATGGTAGAGAACCTAGCCCAGAAATTTCAGAATATTTAGACAAGCTATCCTATCAGGTCTATCGGAAACTTATATCTAACAACCTAAGAGAAGCATCATACTTAGCAATGCAACACCTAATTGTAGTTGGTGATGTACTGATTATTATGGAAAATGATTTCTCTTATCGTGTTGTTCGTCTTGATCAATTTGTTATTAGACGAGATGTTAATGGAGATGTAAAGGAATTTATTTACCTTGAGTTTGTTTCACCAAGTAATGAAGAACCAGCAAGTGCTTATGACTTTATGGCTGGTGAAGAACATCAAAGTGGATTTAAAACAGTTTACATTCGTGTGTCTCAGACAGATGAAGGTAACTGGAAAGTAGAAAAAGAATTAGACGGAACAGTAATTGATGTAGGATACTACGATGTTCTACCATATGTTATTCTTCGTTGGTCAAGTGTTGCAGGAGAAGACTATGGCAGATCCCATGTTGAAGATATATACTCAGACATAAAGACCTTAGAAGCTTATACACGGGCTTTGATTCAAGGGATGGGTGCTGGGTCTACCTTCTTCATGGGCGTAGATCCTGCTGGTATTACAGAGCTTGATGACCTATCTGTTGCTGTGAATGGCCAGTGGGTTCCTGCTCGCAAGTCGGATGTATTTACCATTTCTCCGGGCGATACTATCAACCCACAATTACAGGTTGGTAACGCTGCCGTAGAGAATATGCGTAGAGAAGTCGGCCAAGGTTTCCTATTACAAACAGCTTCTATGCCAACTGGTGATAGAGTTACAGCTACTGCTGTGCGTGCTGTAGGTAATGAACTAGAAACAATCCTTGGCGGTACATTCTCCGCAATCGCCAGGGACTTTATGGTTCCGGTTGTCAAACGTACAATTTATTTAATGTTACAAAACAATGAGATTGATCCAGGAATGAAAGAACAGTTTGATGAAAAGGATGGTATCCTTAACATTGAAATCTTAACTGGTCTTCAATCCTTGTCAAGAGAATCTGATCTTACCAAACTATTGCAAATGGGTGAGATGGTTAGAAACCTACCAGAACAAGCAGCAAGCTCGTTTAAGTGGGAATCATATGCTAGAGCTTTGATTACTTCGCTTGGTTTTGATCCATCTAATTGGGTCAAGAGTGAAGAGGATCTTAAGAAAGAAGCAATGGCTGCTTCTGATAGACAACAGCAAATGGAAATGCAGAAGATGTATGCACAGTCTGCATTGAATACCGTAGGCAATGCTGCACAGCAAGACCTAGTGCAGAATGGTGGCAAGAATATTCCACCTCAGTTTGCGGAACAAGCACTAAAGATTTTAGGCCCAAGCCTAGGAGTTTAATATGGCAAAGCAAGTAGATAAAAAATCAATGACTTGTAATAAACCAAGACCATCAACATCTCCCGGTAAAAAGAGAATGGTTAAGGCTTGTTCTGGTGGGCAAGAAAAGATTATTCACTTTGGTGCTGAAGGTTACGGTCACAATTATTCCGAGGGTGCTCGTAAAAGCTTTAAGGCTAGACACAACTGTGCTAGTGCTAACAATAAACTATCAGCAAAGTACTGGGCCTGTAAAAACCTTTGGGCTGGGCCTGGTGGTTCTAAAGCTTCCTGCCCCAAGGGTAGGAAGTGTAAGAAATGAGTGATCTAGAAAGAAGAAAACAATCAGCCGTTGCTAGAAGGCTTGCATTTAATGTTGATGAGGAGTTAAAAGCTGCAATCATAGAAGTTAATGCAGATTTAATTGCCCTAGAAAACACAACACTACAATTTATATCTACTACAAACACGCAGATTGCGGCACTTAGTGCTGGGTTAACTAAAGTAACTAATATAGTTAATTCACAATTTGATCCAACTAATGCATCCTCATGGGAAGCAAGGTTAATTGCTTTAGAAACTGTATCTGTAACTGGAACAACCAATGAAATAGAAGTTACTCCAGCACTACCATATGGATTTCAAGTTGGATTACCGGATAATGTTATTGTATCTGATAACCTATCTGCTGATAGTCTTATAGTAAAGAACTTAGGTAAGTTACAACTAAATAATCTAACAAACTCTGTAAGTGTATCTCACTCTTGCCCATCAACTTTAGCTAATAACCATGAGTATATCTGGCCTATTAGTATGGGTATTGCTAAAGAATCTTTAATGATTCAATCATTTCCATCTCCAAGAGTTGCCCAGTTAGTCTGGTATACTCCAGTATTCTTAAACGAAATACAAACATTTACTGCTAAACAAAGCTTTACTTCTGGTATAGATGTTACTGGTAGTATTAACGGCCCAGGTTCTGGGACATTAACAATTAGTAATGGAACTGGAGATGTTGTTATTACATCACCAATTACAACTATTGGTAACGGTGCTACTGACTTTATAATTGATGCCGCTTCTGGTACTGTTGATGGTTCTCTTTTTGAATGGCAAACAGGAGATCTTACTACAGGAACTTTATTTGCCGGTGGTAATATTACATTACAAAATAATGAAAGAATCCAGAACAGTACAAATGGTAGAGTAGACATTGCCCCAGCCCCATCTGCAAGCAGCTTTGGTTTATCTATTGATATGACTAGTAAAGGTACAGGAGCAAGGTTAACAACTGTAACGGGTACAGCAGGAACTACACTAAGCACTGGTGTTCTTGAATCTTTAGTAGAGTTCCAATCACCAAAGTTTACTTTAACAACCATAACTCTTTCAACATCTGTTGGAGGTTGTTTAGAGTATGATGGTAAAGTTATTTACGGTAACGCTGCTTCGGGCAGAGGTGTTGTTCCTGTAATGCAGATATCATCTGTGAATACTACTAAGTCTTTAAACAGTGCCACTGGCGATCAAAATATTTTTGATGTTCCTCAAGATGTTATAACTTTAGCTGCAAATACTACTTATATTATTCGTGGTTATCTTATTTTAAATACAGGTACTACAACAGCTAGAAACTTATTCTTAAGGTTTATTGAGGGTATTTCTGCTAATCCACCTACAATCCACTTTGCAACTGTAGGTACGCCATCTACAGGTGGTGCAGCGTCAAGAGCACAAGATACAGCTTTCTTTAACACAACCAACGGTGGTCAGATTACACAAACAACATTTAATAATAATAGTTACAGTGCTTGGATTACTGGTGTAATTAAAACAGTTGACTCTATTACAATTACACCAAAGATTGCATTCAGTGCAGCTCCCGGTGGTACAAACACTGTTGGCTTTGGTACTTATATTGCGTTTATTCCTGTGGGTTCTAATCCACTGACTGCTATTGGACCGTGGAGTTAAGGAGATTTATATGGCTAAAAAGAATTGGATTAAGGGTGCAATCAAAAGACCGGGTGCTTTAACTAAGAAAGCTAAGGCTGCTGGAAAATCAATCACCCAATACTGCAAGGGCGGCAAGCTAAGTACTAGGACAAAGCGTCAATGCAACCTAGCCAAAACCCTTAAGTCTTTCAAATAACCAAGCAGTTAGAATCACAGAAAGGTGATTATTATGCCAAAAGATGCCTGTTATAACAAAGTAATGGCTAGGTATAAAGGTAAACATAGCGCGTATGCTTCAGGCGCAATGGTCAAATGCCGTAAGGTAGGTGCCAAAAACTGGGGCAATAAGACCAAGAAGGGAGGAAAGTAATATGCCAAAGGTAGGTAAGAAGACCTTCCCATATACCGCTAAGGGTAAGGCTGATGCTGAGGCAGCAGCTAAGAAGACAGGGAAGAAGATGATGACTAAGAAGAGTATGAAGTAATGGCTGACTTTTCTCAAGAGAAGAAGTACGGATTACATGGTTGGTTCAAGCGGAACAATGGTAAGGGCTGGGTAAACTGCAAGACTGGTGGGCCGTGTGGTCGCAAGTCTGCCTCTTCAGAAGGCTCTTATCCCGCTTGCCGACCAACCAAAGCCCAATGCACCGCCAAGGGTGTCAAGGCTAAGAAGAGTTCTAAGCCCGTTAGGTGGGAGAAATCTAAGAAAGGAAAGAAATAATGGCTAAAAAGATGAAGAAAAAGAAGTCTGGTAAGAAGATGTCCTGTGG